TTAGTTAATGGTTTTTAGTAGTGCCTCAATTTTCTCTGTTGCCACGGATTCTTCTATTGGAGTAATTGCAACGGGCCCCGTTCCACCTACTCTACCCACCACAACTGCTGGAATGAGCCCAAGACCGAGAACGGTCGAGGCCTTGCGCGCAAAAGTTGGGGTCAGTGTAAAATAATGTGTTTGTCCGGCTTTAGCATCTACGAGCATTTGTGGCGTTGTCTCGTACCATGACACCGCAACAATAATTGTGTGATTCCCGGGATCGACGTCAACGTAAGTCATTTTATCTCTATTTAAATTTCTATTAATATTTCCGACACTCACCCATATATCCCCCAAGAAATACTCTTCCCCAATAAAGAACAGGCGTGCCTTTCCATCTTCTGGTTTGAGCAGAATGGCCCCTCCCTTTCTAAGCACACTCAAAATGTCGTTTCTCTTCATGGAAAGAGCTAAATCCAGCATACTCTGGCCGTCAGCATCCTTCGCGTTTACATTGGCCCCCTTTTCAATTAGCAACTTTATTATATTGATGTTGCCAGTTTGCCAAATCGCGTGTGCCAGAGGTGTCATCCCGGAATTGTCTCGTGACTCTATATCAGCCCCCGTGCCTACCAGGAGGTTGATTGTTTCGATCTGGTCATAATAAACCGCCCACATTAAAGCGTCAAAACCGTTTTTATCTTTGGCCTTAATGTCTGCCCCCGATTCAATAAGATATCTCGCGGCACCACCTTGCTTGTTGAATATTGCATACATGAGCGCTGTCATTCCAGATTCATCCGCTTCATTTATGCTTCGTCCTTCGGATTGAAGAGTTCTTATACTATCGATCTCTCCAGAACTTGCCGCCCTAATTATTGTAGACCGCGTACTGGCACATCCATAAGCCACAAACATGATCACAATGCACGCCGCCAGCGCATGTGGGACCCTCTCATGCAGGATAATATTTACACGTTTCCATCTCATGGTGGCGCTTCCTTTTATCTTTCGAGTTCCCTGGCGTACCAGATCACCTTTCCGTTGATCACGATCGCAGCCCTCGCGATTTCAAAGGGAGGGTACTGCTTATTATCACTCAAAACAAGAATTTTGTCGGGAAAGACGGGCTGGACGCGCTTGATCATGATCTCATCGTCTATGGATACGGCATATATTCCGCCCTGGGAAGAAATGCTGCTGCGCCCATGATCGACCAGGACGAGATCTCCTGAGAGAAGTGTCGGATCCATGCTGTCGCCGGCAACTTTAATCAGGGACATATTATCAGCCTTGCCGCCTCTTTTTTTGATCCAATCTTTCCGGAAGGCGGCCTGTATGTCTGCAGAATTGTCCGGCATCAGGCCGCCGCCGGCGCTGATCTTGCCGTTGACCTGGCGGATAAAGACAAAATCGTCGGCCGGAAAATCAGGTTGAACGGGGATGGTCTGATGACCAGAATATTCCCTTAAAGCTTCCTCATAATCAAGAGACCCATCGAGGCTCTTTTTTAATTGGTCGATAAACTTTTTCCCTTCCGCCACGTATACATCGGTTCCTTCTGCAGCGCCTCTCCCTTTAACGTATTCACAAATCAATCTCTCTTCACGAGAGACTGAATGTTCCAAACGATCGATTAATTCTTCAATAATGACGTCTCGCGCAAGGGCTTCTTGCACGCGATACTTTTCGATATCTTCTATGCCCGTCAGAATCCAATCTACACTCTTATTATGTTTCTTGGAAATTTTGGTGAGTAATTCAATGGGGGGCACACGATCACCCGCTTCATAATACTGATACGCACGCAATGCCGTCCCTATATCAGAAGCAAACTCTGACTGAGTCAGTTTACCTCTTAAAATCTTTAACCTATTACCAATATCAATATATTTTTTTATCATATGCACAATTTGTTCATTTTCCGCTTGACAAGAACGCACATACTGTCGTATTAAGCCACCATGAACGATATATTAATCACACCGCCGATCAAAAAAAAGGGGCGCTATGTCAGCGCACTGCTCATCATGCACGGCATCAACCAGGCGGAATTGGCCGAAAAGATCGGCGTATCACAACCCTTCTTATCCATGATCATCAACGGCCGTCGCATCGGCGCAAAGGAAAAAGGAAAACTCGCTCGACAGGTCATTGCCGAATCCCTCGGCGTGGCGGTCGAGGATCTCTGGCCCAAAAAGGCCGCATAACAAGGAGGAGATCTTTATGAAAGTTCGAATCATCGATGACAAAGAAACCACTGTCTGGGAATACGGCTATACCAACGGTAATCGTGGCGGCATGACATGCGCGGCTTATGCAAACAACGGAACGCTTCCGGCCATCATCGATGCCTTGGAACTGGCGCTGGAACAAGCACTCGCAGAGCTATCTATGTTTCAGCACGTTGATGGAGTACTTGATGTTGGCGCTGCCCCCGCCCAAATCCAGAACAATGTTCCAATAACCTGAACTTGGAGCCGGGATTCGTGCGGGAAACATTTTATAGTGCCCGCCGTAATGAGTAAATCCCTGGCTCCGCTTGTAGCTGCTGAAATTAAGGTCGTCCATGAGCATGATATTGCACTGGTGGGAGCAATCGATAATGGCCACATCACCTTCATTTAAATACTCTCTTGAATGCAAAAATTTCATGGTGACTCCTTATAGTCGAAAAATGTTGGACCAAAAGGACAATTTTCAAAGTTGATTTGATTTTACATAAAAAGCGGGGGATTGCAATGTCAAAAATACGCAAGCAAACTGACGAAAAGCAGATCAGCCTCTTCACCTACCTCGAACCCGAAATCCCGCCGTCTCCGGGCAGCATGGATGTCAGCATGCGGCTCCGCCACGCAGTCTCAAACGCCATCAAGAAATCAGGGAAAGACCGAATCGACATCTGCGCCGAGATCTACAAGCTCAGCGGCAAAGAGGTGGCGAAAAGCACCCTGGATGGATGGTCGGCCGAGAGCCGCGATCTGTCAAACGACAGCATCGATTTTAACGGCAATAAGCGATGGGGCATGTCCGGCGATGTGATCGCCGCCTTTTGCGCTGCTACGTCTGATTGGGAAACACTTTTTGTCCTGGTCGAGGCCTGCAACTACAAGGCGCTCAAGGGAAAGGACGTGGTTCGGGCGAGGATCGGGCTGCTCAAGGAAGAAATCACGAAGAAGACCCAGGAGCTCAAGGACCTGGAAAAGGCACTGGTGAAATCACAGTAAAGCGGGAGGTGGGCATGGCTGCAAAGAGTTGCAGGAAGATCGATGTGTTGATGACGGCGGACCGCATCCTGGGTGTGCTGCAGGATTCACCGGCGCCGTTGAGCATCGGGGAGTTGACCCGGTTGACGGGTTTTTCCACGGACATGGTCTTCCGTCAGATGGGCACGATGGAAGACCTTCGCTGGGTGGACCGGATCGGCGAAGGGTTTGTCCTGGGCATGCGGCTGGCACTGGTGTGGGCCAGACGCAAGACGTTGACGGAGGCAAGGATCGGGCGGTCGCAACGGGAATTATCTGAACTGATGGGAGGAAGCAATGACAACTGAAGCGGATAGGCGGGTGAAGAACTATTCGGAGGCGGCGGAATCAATGGAAATCGAGAGGCGAAACATCGAGAAGAACGCCGCGACGGCACAGCGGGAGAAGGAAGAGGCAATCGCCAATGTTTACAAGATGGCGGGAAAAATTTCGGCGACAACCTTCTTCAAAAGCCAGGCGGAGTTTTTCAACCTCGTCATGTTGAAGAAGGTGAAGGATTCGAGGGAATACCGCGAGCGTTTTGGTATGACCTGGGAGCAATTTTGCGAGCACGTCGGAGTGAACCGGCGAACGGTAGACCGGCAGCTTGATGATCTCGAACCGTTCCGCCAGGATTTTTTGGACACGCTGTCCAATTTTTCCGGGGTCACTATAAACAAAATCAAATACTTGGGAATGGCCGTTGACCAGAAAACGGCCAACGTGTCCGAAAATGCCATCACCTATGCCGGCGAAACCATCCCCCTCGATGCCGAGCACAAAGACGATATCCAGGCCCTCCTGGAGAACCTCGAAATAGCCAGCAAGCAGGGAAAAGAAGAGTTAGAGGCAGCCCTGAGCGCTCAGAAAAAAATCGCTGCCGCCAAGGAGAAGGTCATCAACAAAATGGAGCGGGATCTCAAGCGGCTGGAGCGGACGGTCGAGAAAACCGACCTGACCGAAGAAGAGCAGGAGGCCCTCAACCTCCTCGTCCAGGTGCAAACGGACTTTATGCTCTGGATCTCGGATATCAAAAAAAAGATCGAGCCCGGCAAAGCCCCCCAAATCGCCCTCCGCCAGCTTTATTACCTCTATATTCTTATCTCCAAAATGGCCATGGAGGAACGCCTGGCACTGCAGGAATTCTACCAGAACGCCGAGGAGGTCCCCTGGGAGATCACAGAGATGGAATTGCCGCCTGCGGAGATCCTCATCGACAACCTGCCCAGGACTGCCGGCAGGGGCATGGGCGCCAAGGTTAAGGCGAAGATGGAAGGGCGGCAGGCAGCCAGGGACGCGAAGAAGGGAAATAAATCAGAAAAGGACAACTAACATGGCCGTCTCGGAATCTATTATGGATCATGTGCGGGAGAGCTTGCGGGGCCTTAAAGGCGGAGCGGTCGCGCAAAAGACAAGAGATCTGGCCGCGCATTACGGCGTCACAACAGCTACCATCAACCGTTATGCGGCCAAGCGGGGCCTGCGTTTCCGCAAGGAACGGTCCACGAAAGGCGCATCAAAGGCGACGCGGGAGATGTGCCTGGATGCCTCGACGCTGCTTTTATCCTCGCGGCGGACGTCGAACGAGATCCCCCTGCCGGCCTGCGACGCAAAAACCATACTGGATGATTCGGGGATCAAGACGGGCGGCGTTTCGACAAGCTGGTTTCTTTCGCGCCTGCGTCAGGAGCAGATATCCGCAAAAGACCTGCTCAAGCCTGCCCCTCATCAACGGCTTCTATCCGATCACCCCAACCATGTCTGGCAGTTCGATGTGACGAACTGCCTCCAGTACTTCCTCGATACCAAAAAAGGCCTGGGCGAGCGGGATACGGAGATGACCCTCTACAAAAACAAGCTCGTCAAGACGGCCAAGACCATCAAGAAGGAACTGCTCCGGTACGCGGCGGTGGACCACTGCTCCGGAGCTTTCTATTTTCAGTACTTCTATGCATCCGGCGAACGGGCGGCGGATGGATCCCAATTCCTCTTTACGGCCATGCGCCCGAAAGATGAACTGATCAAGCGGACGTGGAACGGGTCATCCGCAGAGATGCTCGGCAAATACCGTTTTCACGGCGTTCCCTTCCTGTTGATTGCCGACCGGGGATCCATCATGACGGCCAAGGCGAACCAGGCGCTCTTTGACGCCCTCCGGATCGACATGCAGGCGCACATGCCGGGAAATCCCCGCGCAAAGGGCGCCATCGAAGGGCTCATGCACTATATCAACCGGTTTGAGGGGCGGTTGAAGTTCCAGCGTCCCGCCGATCTTGACGAACTCAACCGCTGGGCGCTGGATTGGTGCATCTACGTCAACGCCGCCTTGAAGATGCGCGATATCGCGCCGCGCTCCGTCCTGTGGTCGTACATCAAGCAGGAGCAGTTGCGGCTTTGCCCGGAGGAATCGCTTTACCGCCTACTAATCAAAGAGCCGACGATCACCAGGACGGCAGACGGATCACGTTTAATCAGCGTGGACAATCGTCATTACCAGATACCCGATTCCCAGGCGGCCGGCCAGAAGGTCAACGTGGTCCGCCATCCCTACGAGTATCCGAACGTTGAGGTCCATTTCAACGGCTTCGTCTGGCTGTGCGAACCCATCCCGGAAGATCAATACGGCCGTCTGACGAACGGCGTGCCCTACGGAACCTACCAGGGCGTCAAGCACACGCAAACCCAAAAGGCCAGGACGGAGATGGAGAAGAAAGCGGAGTCCTGGGGCCTCAAATGGAAGGGCACGGGGGATAAGCGCATGGCTGAGGCGCCGCCCGTCGGCTTTGAATCGCCGCTGACGGTCTTCGGCCACCAGGCGGACAAGGTGGGCAATCTGGAGTTTATCGAGCGCAAAGGAACGCCGCTGGAGATCAAAGTGGCAGAGGATATGCCGGAGAACAAGTCATTAATGACGGACGCCGCTGAGGTCTCGCGGGGGATCGCCGCCCGGCGGATATCTTTTGTCGAGTTGCTGAAGCGGCTGAGCGCCGAGATCGGCGTCATTACCCCGGAGATGAACCGGACGCTCCGGGAGCAGTACGAATCCGGAATTGAGATCAGAGAAGCGGAGGAGGTGATTGCGTCAATACAGGACGGAACGTGGGCGACGACGGAGAAACAATCGGTAGTGGTGGGAGGATAAGGAGGTGAGTGTGTGGGAAGGCCAAAAACTAATAGTGTAGCCCCGTATAAATTAGTGTTTGAACCAATAGTTTTGAAGGAATTGGCCCTGGATTGCGGCATCAGCCAGTCCCGGATCGCCCAGGAAACGGAGCTGTCCCGGCCATCGATCAATCTGACTCTGAACCGGGGATACATCCCCAAGGAGCGCCCTGATTTCCGGAAAAAGGTCGAGGTCATGATTCGGGCTGACCGGCGGGCGATGAAGTGGCTGACCATGCGGCAGATGACAGAGGCGGACGTCTGGCAGCCCTTGGGCAAGGATTTGCGGCACGTCTCGCCCGCTGCGGACAATCAAAAAATGTGGAAGACCAGGCGGTCACACGCAATGGTTCCGGGCGATCCGGAAAAAATCATAACACGGGAGGTGGAGATGATCAGTCAGGAGGCAATGAAGCATTTCAAGATTTTCAGGAATCCTTTTATTGACGATATCCAGAAGGATTCGGACATTTTCATGAGCGAGGAGCACCGCTACATCGAGGCAGCCATGATCGATGCGGCCCGTCACGGCGGATTCCTCGCGGTGATCGGAGAGGTGGGATCCGGCAAATCGGTTATGCGGCGCAAGGTCGTCGAGCAGCTCAAAAAAGACGGCGACGTGATCGTGATTTTTCCGCAGATGATCGACAAGAACCGCGTAAACGCGGCCAGCATCTGCGACGCGATTGTCATGGACCTCTCCGAGCAGCGTCCCAGGATGAGGCTGGAAGATAAAACCCGGCAGGTCCACAAGCTCCTGCTGGAGCGGGCGAAACAGGGGTTCCGCGCGGTCCTTATCGTCGAGGAGGCTCACGACCTGCACACGAGCACGCTGAAGTACTTAAAACGATTCTACGAGCTGGAGGACGGCTATCGGAAGCTTCTCGGCATCGTCCTGATCGGTCAGAGCGAACTCAAAAATTTATTCAACGAGCAGTACCACATCGACCTCCGCGAGGTGATTCGCCGCATACAGGTTGCCGAGATCAAGGGGCTCAACGGGAATATCAAGGCATACCTGTCGCTGAAGTTCAAGCGGATCGGGGCAAAGATCGATGACATCTTCGACGACGGCGCCTTTGCGGCCCTCTCACGCCGCCTGAAACTCCAGGACCGCAACAACCGCGCAATCTCCCACGCCTACCCCCTGACCGTCAACAACTATGCGGCGCTGGCGATGAACGAAGCCTTCGAGCTGGGCTTCCCGAAAGTGTCGGCGGACGTGATCATGAAGATCGGAGAGCCCAGGGAATCGGAGAACGTAAGGAGCGGGTCATGATTAAAAAAATTAAAATTTATGTCGAACAGGAACCCTGGGACGAGGAGTTTATTCGACAGGACAGGCTGCTGCGGGGGGTCACTTGGTGCATCCTGGCCATAGCGGCCCTGGTGTTCGGCCCACCCTGCATCAGCATCTTCATGAGGTGATCAATGACGAAACGTGAACGCCGATGGGCGAGACAAAAGGATAAAAAGCCGCGTCGAACCGAAACCGAACAGCCCGGACTCTTCGCAGGAGTCATCCCGGGTGAACGGCCCTACGGCAACGGAAACCATTGCCAGGCCAGAAATGATCGGATCGACACGGCGGTCTGCATTGTACAACAGTCCCGCGAGCCGCGCAAGTGCGTTGGATGCGGATTGTTCAAGTCGTAAAGGAGTAAAATATGGCAACACTGGCTGAAATCGAGAAATTAACGAAGGAATATGCAGAATGGAGGCAGCAACTGGCTGATGCCGTGCGCGCCCTCGAGGATGAGGTCAGCGCCGTCAAACGGACGCACATCACTGCAATCAAACGGAAGGTTGTCGCGGTCACGGAACGCCAGGCCGCGCTGAAAGCGGCGATCGGAGAGAGCAAGGATTTGTTCAAAAAGCCCCGGACGATAATCATCCATGGCGTCAAGATCGGGTTCCAGAAGTCAAAGGGAGAGATGAAGTGGATCGATGCGGCCCAGGTGGTCAGGCTGATCAAGAAACATTTCCCGGACCTGGCGGAGACCCTGATCAAGACGACAGAGATGCCGGTCAAGGCCGCCCTGGGGCGGATCTCCGCGGCGGATCTGAAGCGGATCGGCGTCATGATCGATGACGACGGCGACCAGGTGGTGATCAAGAGCACGGACAGCGAGATCGACAAGTTTGTCGAGGCCCTGTTGAAGGATGACGAGCAGGACGAAGCGGAGGCGGCGTAGATGGCGCTCTTTGGATACGGGAAACGGTTCGCCCCGATGGTTAAAAACGGCCTACAGGCACCTCCGGATCCCAATATTCGAATCAAGCGGCAGACCATCAGGGCTAAGCGCAGGGATGGAAAAAACGCCCATCCCGGAGAGACGCTTCATCACTATACCGGCCTCAGAACAAAAAGCTACCGAAAATTGGGAATATCAATCTGCAAAAGCGTCGAGGAGATTACTATCGAGGCCAATGGAATCAACGTGGCAGGGACATGGCTTCATCACGCTGAGGTTGAGAATCTGGCCTTTGACGACGGGTTTGATTCCTTCGAGCAATTACTGGCCTTTTTTGAAACGGAGCATGGCCTTCCATTTTGGGGCCTGCTCACCAAATGGTGATCTGAGCATGGATCAGGCGGCGTTTGATTTTGATCTGAGACTGACGGACGAGGAGCGGGCGGTTTACTCCTTACTGGAGACGGGTCGTGCCAATGCTCTCTCCGCGCGGGATATAGCGGACAGGACGGGTATGAGCGACGTCCGGATCCGCCAGACCGTCCGCAGCCTCGTTATGGAGCACAACTTCCTGGTGGCCTCCGTCGTAAACCCGCCGCCGGGCTTCTTCCTCCCGGAGACGGCCGACGAAATTATCAACGCAACCCGGAGCCTGCGGCATCGGGGAATCATGATCCTGGTCCGGGCTGCCCGTTTACAGAAATCGTCCCTGGAACTGGTCTTCAATCAGGGACGTCTTGAACTTGAATCAGAGAGAAGGGAAACTGTTTCATGCGGCTGATCTGTCCATCATGCGGGGCAATCGCAAGCGCGGAAGCCTGGATGAACGACTCGATCATCCGGAACTTCTTTGAAACGGCGCTGCGCCTCCCCTCGCCCGTCCAGATCCGGACGTTGCATTACCTGGGGCTCTTCCGCCAGGGGACCAGGGCGCTTCCCTGGCGGAGGGCCCTGACGCTCGCCAAGAGCCTGCGGGATCTGACCGAGCAGGAAACGGTCCACTGGCAGGGCGGCGAGACGCGTCCCGTCACGCCGGAAATCTGGGGGACGGCGATGGAAGCGACCCTGGCGAGCAACCCCAAGGGCCTGCGGAATCACAATTATCTGAGGAAATGCGCCTACGATCTGGCGGCGGAGCTGGCAGCCAGGGCCGAAGCGGACCGCGAGGCGGCCCGTAAGAGGCGGACTCGGGAAGTGGATGAGGCCCCGGCGCCGTTGTCGGAAACGGCCCGCCAGGCCATTGAGGATCTCAAGCAAAAATGGGGGCAAAAATGAAGATGATCGAGCCGATCCAGGTGCAGTTGATCCATGTTCAAGCGGCTCAATTGGGCCTGTCTCGGGACGAATACGAGGCGGCCATCGGGGCGCAAACCAAAGGGAAAAAGCAGTCCAGCAAGGAGCTGACCTACTTCGAGGCGGACGCCTTGATCAATTATTTTGCATCGCTGGGCGCTAAAATCAAATCGAATTACATCCGCACCGCCGGCGCGGCCCGGCGCGCCCGGTGGCAGCCGGCAAGCGACCGCAGGCGCGCCCGGCGGAATGCGGCCAACGTGGTTGTGCTCGCATCGCCGGATCAACTGGAGATGATCGACGTCCTGGTGAAGAAGATTCCCTGGCGCTTCGAGGACGGCTATCAGCGGTGGCTGACGAAGTACATGAAGATCAAGCGGATCGTAACAATCGAGCAGGCCAGCGACACGATCGAGGGGCTGAAAAAGATGCTCGAACACGCGATGATGGGAGCATAAGGATGACAAAAACCTGGCTTGATTACATCAAAGAAGAACAGTTTTCCGAAGATTACCGGCTTATCGCGCGCGCGATCGGCCTGGAAAATACCATCAAGCTGGCGCAGGCTCTTCCGAGCGTCTACATCTATCTGGCGAGTCCTGACAAGCTGTTCAAGCCGGCCAAGGTCGAATATGTGCGCGATCGCTATGCCCAAGCCTGTCCGGAGGAACCTTTTAACCACCGCCACATAGCACTGGAAACGGGACTGTCCATTCGTGAGGTTTACGACATCGTCGCCGCCCGCAAGGAGGAGCCGAAACAGCCACAGCTTTTCGATGGTGCTTGACATTTTTCAGCGATAAGGTAATAAGCAAACCTGTAATTTAAAAGAGCCCCTTCATCCCCGAAGGGGCTCTCCTTTTTGTGCACGCCGCAAAAGACTTCCCCCACGTGATCTGTAATAACCATTCCCGAAATGCCACACCTCCCAAGCCGGGGCTTCGGTTTGGCCGCTGAAGCCCCGGCGCCCACGCTCTTACTGATGCCCAGGCCGTTAGGCCCAAATAGAGAGGCGGGGACTGACCCGCCAACCGCCCGCCCCCCCAGGCTCTGCCGTGAGGGGGGGCAACAAAAGGACAGACGATGAAAGAAAACTTCGACAGGGCCTTTTTACTGGTTATCGGCGCGGAAGGAAAACCGACCGACGACCCCGACGATCCGGGCGGATTCACCATCTGGGGACTGGCCAAGCGCTACCATCCGGAGATCGACGCCAACACCACGATTGAATATGCCAGGCAGGTTTACCGCAAGAAATACTGGGACGTCATCGGCGGGGACGCGCTACCGTCTCCGCTCGATATCGCCGCCTTTGATTGCGCCGTCAATCCCGGCACGGGCGTGGCGATTGGCCTGCTGAAGAAAACAAGTGACTGGCAGGATTTCATGATCCTCCGGCTCAAGTACTATTCCGAACTCGTTAGAAAAAATCCCGAAAAAATAAAGTATTTCAGGGGCTGGGCAAACCGGGTTCTGAATTTGTGGGATCAGATCAAGAAGGGAGTGTGATCATGGGGATCGCGGGCATCAATATCGATGTAGGCAGTGTTTTGAATGGCATCGGAAGCCTCGCCAAAGACATCCGGTCTGCCATCACAGGCGAAATTTCCCCGGAACAAAAAGCGGCGATCCAACAGAAACTCCTGGAAATCGAAAACCAGGGCCTGCAGGCGCAGGTCGAAGTCAATAAAATAGAGGCTCAACACGCCAGTGTCTTCGTCTCCGGCTGGCGCCCTGCCGTGGGTTGGTGCTGTGTCCTGGGTCTGGCCTATTCGTTTTTGATCCAGCCGCTATGCACCTGGGGCGCAACGATCTTTCATTATCCGGCGCCTCCCATTTTGGATACGGGCGTGCTGTTTCAGCTCCTTGTTGGAATGCTCGGTCTTGCCGGGTTCCGTTCCTGGGAGAAGAAAGAAGGGGTGGCAAAGACCTGATGAGTCCCGAACAATTTTCTGCGCTCACGGCCATTGCGGCCATCATTTCAAACGTAGGCGCCTGGCCCCTTGGGTCGATTCTGTTCTCCATCGTGTTCGGCCCCTGGGTGGGCATGTGGATGGTCTCCAGGTCCATCGAGAGACGGCACAAGGCGGCGATAGAGATGTACGAATCCAACGTCAAGCTGGTCAAAAACTACGAGCGGATGGCGGAGGAACAAACCGATACCATCCGGCTCAGCGTTGCCGCGACTACCGAGCTGACGACGTACCTGCGGACAAAGACACCGTGCCATCAATTAATCTCCACCGGCATGATCAATCTGAGCAAACAAAGGGGCGGCGGATGAGCATCCAGAATGAAATGCGGCGAGTGAGAAAGACGAACCTGGAATACCGGGGCAAGCGCCTGCGCGACGAGATCCAGAACCTCGCCCGGACAATCTGCATCAACCTTGATTGCAGCCTGAGAAAGCCGGATGATCTGCCCATCGCCGAGGTGGACGGACAGTTTGACGAGTTGAAGGCGAAATGGGGCGAACTGGCGGTTTCCCTCGAGGAGATCCGCCGTCTCGATGAGGAGCTGAAGTAATGGCCGAAAAGGGAGCGCGCACACAACTGGAGGCCGTGGCCCGGCAGATGTTCGTGGATGGGCAGACCCTAACGGCCATCGAAGCCGCGCTGGGGGTCTCCCGCCAGACGCTCTCCGTCTGGAAGGGGCAGACGAAGAAGCCCGACGAAGAGTTCGATGAGTGGGACAAAGCCCGTGCGCGCAAAGCGTCATTCGGGCTCAGGATGGAGGCGCTCCTGGAACGCGAGCTGACATTTGCCGAAGAGCGGCAGCCGGGCGCGATCGAGGGAGGGTCCCTCGACAATCTCTCCAAGCTCGGCTCGCTGGTGGTGCGGTTCCGGGCGGTGGAAGGCCAGGGGGCCGGATACGACAAAGCGAAAGTGTTCCTGGAAAATCTGCAATGGATGGTTTCCTGGTTGCGGGAAAACGATCCGGAAGGGCTCAAGATGCTGGCGGCGGATTTTGACGCGATGACGATGAAGTTCAAGACGGAGTGCATGAATGGCAGCAATGCGTAAACGTCCGAACCTGACCGAGGGGCAGTTCGACAAGCAGGTCGAGGAGCTGAAGAAATGGATCCGCGAATCCGTTTCTCCCTTCGAACGCGACACGCCCGCGAAACAGGCCGCCCGCAAGGAGCGGGGCCGTACGGAGCTGCTGTATTTTTTTGCCACGTATCTGCCGCATTATTTTAACGTCGCCTTCGCCGACTGCCACGGCGAATGGCAGGAGATCACCGAACTGCAAGACCAACTTGCGCTGGTCGGTGCTCCCCGCGAACTGGCCAAGTCGACCTTTTTCACTCTCGGCAACAATATTCACAAGATCGCCTACGCACTCAAGCGCTTTCCCTGGGTTTGTTCCGACACCCACGAGCAGGCGGCGGCGTTCACGCTCCAGATCAAGCTTGAGCTGGAGGAGAACCCGCGACTCAAGCACGACTTCGGCGCGCTCAAGACGAAAAACTGGAGCGACGACGAGTTCGAAACCACCAACGGCGTCAAGGTCCTGGCCCGGGGCCGCAAAGACAAGGTCCGGGGCGTCCGGTATCGGCAGCACCGTCCAGACATGGTGACCTTCGACGACATGGAAAACGACGAGACCGTAGAGAATCCGGATACGACGAAGAAAATCAAAAACTGGATCCGCGGTGCCGTTCTCGGGTCCATGGGCAAGGGGTACTCGGCGATCATGGTCGGGAACCTCTTCTCCCCGCTCTCCGCCATTTCACAACTCATTGCCGATCAGGATGAAGAGGGACGGCCGCGGTACGTCACCAAGGTGTACGACCTGATCCTGGACGAGGGCACGCCCAACGAGCGTTCCCTCTGGCCGGCAGCATGGCCGATGGACCGAATCCGGAAGAAGAGGCATGACGTCGGCTCGTACACCTTCAACAAGGAATACCGGAACCGGGTCGGCGTCGACGACTCGCCCTTCCCGGAGGAGCAGGCCGCCTATTACGAGCGGATCGAGATTGTCAACCGTAATTTGATCTTCTGTACCGCCGTGGATCCCTCCGGCACCGCCAAATCCGGGAGCGACTTCCGGGCCGTGGTGACCTTCGGCCTCGACCCGAAGGAGATGGTCTTTCCCTGTATGCACGCCTGGATCAAGCGTCGGTCGATCGGGGAGATGTTCGCCGCCGCCTACCTGCAGCACGACCAGTATCCGGGGCCGGTATGCGTCGAGGAGAATATGTTCAAGGATTTTCTCCACGAGGCGATCAACAACTACGCGAAGCAGAACGCCCGCTATCTTCCCTGGGCGCCCATCCAGCACAGCGCCAACAAGAACGCCCGGATCGTGGGGACCTGCTCCTATCTCTGGGAGTTCAAGAAGATCCTCTTCGAGAAGAACCACAGCGACCAGGCGATCCTGCGCGAACAGTTCGTTTATATCTTCGTACCGACGGTCCACGACGACGGCCCGGACGCCGCCGAGATGGCGATCAGCCACCTGCAGAAGGGGGCCGGCACAAAGATCGAATACGAAACGGTTCAATCCCGGGCGTTCGGCGGTTTAAAAAGGGGGGCGTGGTGAAGAAAAAGGCCAGGCCCCGGAAAATGCCTCAGGATCGATTGAGGGGCGCCAGGCAGCCCAATGGTCTCATGATTTCGTTGACATTGTTTATAACTATGTCAACGGGCCTCACGGGGGTATTTTTGAGATGCTGTTAGACCAGTTTGGAAAAGAGATCGACGTCAAACGGAAACCCGATACCCGTGAGATCGCCGTCACGACGATCCGGGACCGCTGGAGTAACTACCCCTCCGGCGGGCTGACGCCCCAGCGGCTGGCGACGATCTTCAAGGAGGCCGACCAGGGCGACGTGGCCCGCCAGGCGGAACTCTTCGAGGAAATGGAGGAGAAGGACGCGCACCTGTTCTCCGAACTCCAGACCCGCAAGAACGCCGTCCACGGCCTGGATTACGAAATCGCCCCCTGGTCGGAAAGCGCCGAAGATAAGAAAATTCGGGATTTTGTCTCCGATTGCATTTTGTCTCTGGCGAGTTTCGATGATGCCCTGCTGGATCTGCTCGATGCAATCGGCAAGGGCTATGCCATGCAGGAAATTGTCTGGGATTCCGAAAGCAGCAAATCCAGCAGCAAGTCCTTCATCGCCCGACTGGAATGGATCCACGCCAAAAAGGCTGTTTTCTATGAACGCGGCGCAACGAACATGTGGGCGAAAAGTTTCGAGATGCCCCGGATCGTGACGGAGGTCGAGCCGTTCAACGGCGAGGTCATGCCGCCCTTCAAGCTGGTTTACCACCGATATAAAGCCCGTTCCGGCTACGATACCCGCGCGGGAATTCTCCGGGTCTGCGCCTGGATGTACCTATTTAAAAACTATGCGCTCAAGGACTGGGTGGCCTTTGCGGAGGTATTCGGAATGCCGCTGCGCATCGGCAAATACGATGCGCGCGCAGACAAGGCCGACAAGGACGCCTTGGCCGCGGCTATCCGCTCCCTGGGATCGGATGCCGCCGGAATCATCTCCAAGAACACGGAGATCGAGTTTGTCGAAACGGTCAAGAATAGCGGCACGAATAACATCTACGAGACGCTGGCCAATTTCTGCGACAAGCAGATGTCGAAGGCAATCCTCGGCCAGACGGCCACCACGGAAGGCACGCCCGGCAAGCTCGGCAATGAAGACGCCCAGGACAGGGTCCGCCATGATCTGATCAAGGCGGACGCCGAAAGCCTCGGCAAAACAATTCGACATCAAATCATCCGGCCCTTGGTGGGCTACAACTTCGGCTGGGACAAACGCCTGCCCTGGTTCAATCTTCTGTATGAAAAGCCGGAAGACCTCAAGAACCTCATGGAGGTCTACAACGGCGCGGCCAAGATAGGGCAGCCGATCTCCGCCGAGCATGTGTCCGAGCGGTTCAAGATCCCGCTGCCCAAAAAGGGGGAGACGGTCTTGGAGCCTCGTCAGGGTTCGCTCGCTGATGGAGATGTCCCGCTGGCTGCCAAAGCAAGGGCGCATTTAAACGAACGCCCCGGGACGAGGGTCATCATAGCCTCGGGTGGGGAAGACGCGCCTGAAGGCGAAATCGACGCGGAGGATCGGATTGTCGGGCGACTCTCGGCTGAGGCCGGTCCGATCACAGACGAGTTCGTGGAGACGATCCGCTGTCTTGTAGACGACCCCTCTGTCAAGGATCTGGAAGATCTGCGGGAACGGCTTTTCGATCTGTGGGGAGCTATGGATCTGGCAGCCCTGGGCGCTGCGATCGCACGTGCGACCGCTGTTGCGGAGCTGGCAGGCATGTCGGAAGTCCAAGACGAAACGGGGGCGTAGATGACCATTGCAGCTATCTTCGGCCTTCCGTTCCTCGAGCAGATCGCGTTCTTTCGCAAGAAGTTGACCGTGCCGACGCGCAAGTGGGACGACCTCTGGAAGGATCAGCATGCCAAGGGCTTCATGATCGCCGGGGCGATGAAGGCGGACCTGCTGAGCGATTTCAGGAACGCCGTGGACAAGGCGATCGCCGGCGGAAAGACCCTGGGTGACTTTCGCCGTGATTTCGACCGGATTGTCGAGAGGCACGGCTGGAGCTACAAGGGCGGGCGGAACTGGCGCACCCGGGTAATCTACGACACGAACGTCCGGACGTCCATCGCCGCAGGCCGCTGGCAGCAGTTAAACGACCCGGATGTCAAGGGCTTTTACGGATACCTGGTCTACCGCCACGGAGACAGCATCCAGCCGCGGCCCGAGCATTTGGCCTGGGACGGCCTGGTTCTTCCGGCGGATGATCCCTGGTGGAAGACCCACTATCCGCCGAACGGATGGGGTTGCAAGTGCAGGGTTTTCGCGGCCGCCAAAGATGAGTTCGAAAAAGCCGGAAAACCCAAGGCGCCGCGATCGCCGATCGACCCGAAGACCAGGGAGCCCCTCGGGATCGACAAGGGATGGGGCTACAACGTCGGGGAAGCCGGGATGGAACGGTCGCACATGATTCTGGAGAGCGCCGCGGCCCGGTTGCCGGTAGTGCTGGCTGAGAAATTGCGGGCCGAGATCGCGGCTTACTCGGGGGTGGGCAATGGCTGAAATCACGGTCAAGGTGGACGACGAGTCGGTACAAAAGGCCCTGGCCGAGCTGGCCGGGAAAATGGCTGACCGGTCGCCGGTGATGAAGGTGATCGGGGAATATATGGTTCGCTCGACGGAAGACCGTTTCAAACGACAGGGACCGGCCCCGGATGGGTCGCCCTGGGCGCCGCTGAAGCCTTCGACCCTGAAGCGCAAGAAGCACTCGAAGACCCTGACCGAATCCGGCGCGCTGCGCGGGGATATCCACTATCAGCTCCTCGGCGCAAACGGCGTCTCCATCGGAACAACTGGGCGCGTTCCCTACGGTGCAATCCACCAGCTCGGCGGCCGAACGGCCCCGAGGGTCATTCTTCCCAACCGGAAGAAGGCTCTCCGGACGCCCTATGGAATTTTCAAAAAAGTGAACCATCCCGGTTCGGTCATCCCCGCCCGGCCGTTTCTGGGGGTGAGCGATACGGACAGTGGGAAGATCGTCGGAATCATCAACCATTACCTGGGTATGAGGTGAACATGAAAAAGTGGCTGGCAATCTTGAAGGAGATGACCGGCGCGCCTGCGGAATTCCAGGTATTGCCGGAGGGGAAGATCGAGATCGAGGGCATGGACCCGGCTTTTCTCAATGAAACGGCGGCGGCCGGCGTGATCGCGGCTTTCAAGGCGCGAGGCAATGACATGGTCGTCGATTACGAGCACCAGACGCTCGCAGACGGCCAAGCGCCGGCGGCGGGATGGATCAAAGACCTGATCTGGAAAGGCAAGGAGGGGCTCTGGGCGGCGGTGGAGTGGACGAAAAAGGCAAAGGAATACCTGGAGAACAGGGAATACCGCTATTTCTCTCCGGTGATGCTCGTCGGGGCCAAGGACGGGCGGGTGGTGCGGCTGGTCAATCTTGCTCTGACCAACAGCCCGAAGATTAACTGCCTGCAGCCGATTGTGGCCAAGTGGAATGCAGGGGAAACGAAAACCGAAAAGGAGGACATTATGATCGGAAAGTTGAAGCAGTTGCTGGGCCTCGCGGCCGACGCCGCCGAGGCGAAAATCGAAGAGGCGGTGACGCTTCTGGTGAACAAGGCCAAGGAACTGGAAACCCAGGCGGCATCCCTGGTCGCCTGCAAAGAGGTGTTGACGGCCCTGGGCGCAAAGGATGGCGCTGGAAAGGACGAGGTCATCCGGATCGTTGCTTCGCTCAAGGCGCCCGGGGATGCGGCGAAGGACCTGAGCCTTAAGGTCGCGCAGCTCACGCAGGAGATTGCCGAGATGAAGCAAACCGACCTCGTGCAGCTTGCCCTCAAGGAGGGCAAAACCAGCCCGGAAGAACTGGATAAATGGGGCCGCAATCTCGCGAGGACGAATCCGGAGCAGTTCAATCTGATCGTCCTGGCCAGGCCGGCGGGCAGCGTGATCCCGATCGCGCAGATCGAGGTGCTGAAGGATCAGCTGGGCGCCGTCCCGGACGACGTCCAGAAATCGGTCAATAAGATGATGGGCGTCGATGACGCGACGTTCGCAAAATACAACAAATAACATTCTGTCATTCCCACGAAAGCGGGAATCCAGGAAGACAAGGAGGAACATCATGAAGAGAGTTATCAACAAGTATTTCGGAAGCGGGAGGTCGCTGTTCACCATCCTGTTCGTCTGTCTCATTGCGCTGGCTGTAAATGCGTTCGGCTGGGAGGAGGATGGCGCGCCGCTCGTCATGTTTGGCATTCTCGCAGCCGACAAAGCGCTCGAATACACCGAGGGCGTGGAACTGGCCCTGCCGGTGATCAATGCGGACTGCATCTATGGCGGATCATTTGTTTGCGTCAACGCTGCCGGCTACGCCCTGCCGGGCGGCGATACCGCCGGGCTGATCTTCATGGGCGTCGCAACTCAGCGCGCGGACAATACATCGGGCGCGGTCGGGGCAATTAGCGTTCCCGTCCGGCGCCGGGGGCTTGTCAAGGCCACACTGGCCACCGCGATCACCATCGCAAACGTGGGCGACAACGTCTTTCTCGTGGATGACGAGTCGGTTGATCTGACGGGGAATGTCACCAACGGAATTTTCTGCGGGATTATCGCTCAGTATATCGATACGACCCACGCCTGGATCGACATCGAGCCCGCCATCAAACAGGCCGACGTGGCAACACACATCGCCGACGGCTCCGCTGCCCATGCGGCCTCGGCGATCTCCGTGCTCGATTCGGGCAACTTTACCACAGCGGCCCAGGTCGAAGCCGCCCTCGCGGAGATCTACCAGCACCTGAAATCCGCCAAGGGGATCATCCCCATCCCCACCCCGGCGTTCGATTCTGCCGGCGTCGCCCTGGCAGCGTTCGTCAGCGCGGACTCCGCCACCGGCGGCTACTGCGTTACCGCCAAGGGCCTCGGCATCCGGTGGAACAACCACGCCACACCCGGCCCGCCGGTCGGAATCAAGGTCATGGTCCCGCCCGACATGGACGTTGCGGCCGACGCCGTGCTCCATATCCTGGCGGCGAAGACCGGGGCCACGGGGGCGGACGCCACGAAGTTCACGGTGGGCGCCTTCAACAATGACGTGGGCGCGGCTTTCGACGCCGATGACAGCTTCGGCGGGGACAGCACCGCGATGGTGGGCGACGCCACGGCGAAGGACGTTCAAGAGGTCACGCTGACCCTGGCGCTCGCGAACCTCACGGCCTACCCCGCGGCGATCGAGCTGACCATCAAACCCAAGGACGGCACACTCGGCGCCGACGACGTGATCATGCTGGCCGCCTGGATCGAGTACAAGAAGAAGCTCCTGACGGCGTAACGGCAACCCCATAAATTGTCATTCCCGCGGCGAGCACGGGAATCCAGAAAGCAAAGGAGGAAACCATGTTAGTGAATAAAGCGACAATTGCGGCGGTCTTTCTGACCCTGAAAACCACTTTCAACAACGCCTTCGACGCCGCCCCCAGCCAGTGGCAGGCGACGGCCATGCTGGTGCCGTCGGGCTCCGGCCAGAACGATTACGCCTGGCTCTCCAAATTCCCCAAAATGCGCAAGTGGATCGGGGACAAGGCGATCAAGGCCCTCGAAGCCTTCAAATACACCGTCGTCAACGACGACTTTGAGGCCACCGTGGAGGTGGACCGCAACGACGTAGAGGACGACAACCTTGGCATCTACGCCCCCCAGGCGCAGATGGCGGGCTTTTCCGCCCGGCAGCTCCCCGACGAGATCGTGGCGGATTTGAAGAACAATGCCTTCGCCAACAAGTGCTACGACGGCCAGTATTTTTACGACAACGACCACCCCGTTGCCGGCGCGTCCGTCGCGAACGTGGGGACGGCGGTGCTTTCCGCGGCGACCGTCGCCCTGGCGAAAGCCTCCTACGGCGTCGCCCGGACGGCGATTATGTCCTTCAAGGACGACGAGGGCCGCCCTCTGGCGCTGGTCCCCGATACGCTCGAAGTGCCCCCGGCACTGGAGGCGGTGGGGCGGATGATATGCGAATACGACAAACTGGAGGACGACAAGCCGAACCCCTACAAGGGCACTGCCAAGCTCGTCGTCAATCCGCGGCTCACCTCGACCACGGCCTGGTTCCTCCATATCACCTCGCTGCCGGTGAAGCCCTTCGTCTACCAGGAGCGCAAGGCCCCGATATTCGTCGAGCAGACCGACGCGCAGACGGACAACGTGTTCATGCGCAAGAAGTTCCGTTTCGGCGCCGAAGCCCGCGCCGCCGGCGGATATGCCTTCTGGCAGATGAGCTTCGGCAGCACCGGGCTCGGGTAACCTTTGCGGACGTGAGTGATCCGCCCCGTGCCTCCCGGATCCGGGAGACACGGGGAAACTCACAAAGGAGGAAGCGATGATTAGAATCAAGAGCAAGCAGAAGAACTTCCGGCGTTGCGGCATCCCCCACGACGACCGGCTGGTCGAATATCCGGACAACCGCTTTACGCCCGAGCAGCTCGCCATCCTGAAGGCTGAGCCCATGCTGATCGTCGAAGTGGTTCAAACGAAAGCGGTCGGCGATGATATCGCGGTGATGACGGTCGCGCAGATCACGGCCGAGATCGCCAGGTATCAGCCGATCGAACCGCTGAAAGGCGTGAAAAAAGCGGATCTGATTGAGATCCTAAAGTCCCACGTAACAAGTCCGATCGCGCCGAAGGAGTAACGCATGCCCTACTGCACGCAGGCAATCATCCTGAACCGCATCGACGAGACGACGCTGATTCAGCTCACCGACGAGGCAGGCACCGGCGAGATCGACGCCGCCAAGGTCGCCGCGGCAATCGCCGACGCCGATGCCACGATCGACGCCTACTGCCAGGGCCGCTATACCGTTCCGCTCTCGCCCGTGCCGCCGAAGATCCTTCAGGTTTCGGTCGATATCGCCCTGTTCAATCTCTACTCCCGGAGCGACCTCGAAATGCCGGGGGTGCGCAAGGACCGGAACACGGAGGCGATCCGCTTCCTGGAGATGGCGGCCGCGGGCAAGGTCAATCTCGGAGCGGCGACGCCGTCTCCCGCCAATACGGATAACACGGTGAATGTGGATTCCAACACCCGGATTTTCAGCCGGGCAAAGATGTCGGGGTTCTGAAATGATCGAAATAACCCAAAACACCATCATCGAGGCTCTTGAAACGATCAAGGACGTCAAGACCGTCGGCGTCTGGCAGGGTGATATCGATGACCTGGTCAAGATGCCCCAGCGCCTGCCGGCCCTGCACGTGATCTACCAGGGGGCGGACTTCGAAGAGATCAAAACCGCCGGCGGAGACACGCCCGGCCATACAATGGATTTTCTGGTCGTGTTGGTGGCCCAGCACGCCAAGAACCGCCAGGACGGCGCGTCGATCTGCTATGCCGTCATCGAGGGGGTCCGGGGTGTGCTTGTGGGGTTGCGGATTTATGGCAGCTTACTCTGGCCGATCAAAGAGGATTTGCTTTTTGCCGAGGGCGGCATCCTCGTTTACGGAATGGATTATCGTCTCGGCAACCTGCTCGTGGAATAGGAGGACAGATATGTACCAGCTCAAAAAAGGACAGGAGGCGTTCACCGTGGTGGAAGGTTTCTTCAAGGGGAAAACCTTCAAGCCCGGCGCGCGTTACGAGGAGATTCCCCGGGAATATGCCGGGCGATTCGCAGCGATCGGAGCCGCGCAGCCGGCGCCTGTGCAGGCGGCCGAGCCCGTCAAACCGAAGACCGAGAAGAAAGCGTCCGCCTGACGGCGGAAGAAGGAGGTAACCGACCATGACCCGATCCTACATGGCCACCCACAACCTGATCGCCGTTTCAGCCAACGCGGCGGAGACGGCCATCAATACCGAGCAGACACTGGATACGACGATGCTCTGTGCCTTGGGCGACATCATCAACATGGAGCACCGGCGCGAAAGCAACGAGAATGAGGCGACCGGCAAGGAGGAGCCCGACACCATTTACGACCTGGGCGCGCTGGTCAACGCGACGTTCAACTTTGAAAAGGCGCAGCCGCAGCACTTCGCATTTCTGCTGGCCTACGCCCTGGGCTCGTCCTCCGTGGCGGCGGCGGGCTCCGGCAAGCAACACACCATCGTCCCGATTGACGGCGATCTGGATGATGACCGTTCGCTGCCATCGTACACGGCGGCGCAGCGCTATGGAGATACGGTTCTCCGTCGTCGCTTCGCCTCCATGTTTGTCGATTCCATTTCGGCGACATTTGCAAAAGACGCCTGGTGCAAGATCACTGGCAATATCAAGGGCACCGGCAAAGTGACCACCAACGTGCTGGAGGAGGTTATCTCCGCCGCGCCCAACGCCGCCTCTCTCACCCTGGCGGCCAACGCCGTGCATGGCGGGGCGGATGCCGCGGTGCGCCTCCAGAACGTCCAGCGGATCCGCGTGGAGCTGGCCGCCGGCGTCTGGACAGAGGTTGCCTATTCCGCCGTCTCCGCAGCCACTCCGGCGGTGATCACGATCACCCCACCCCAGGTTGGGGCGGGCGACAACGTCAACTATCGGGTCCTCTACATTCCGGCCGAATCCGGCTGGATGACGTTTCCTGCGCGGGTCAACGAAACCCCGCTGCGCGTCTCCGAAATGACGCTGAAGGTCGGCGGCGCCTGGTCAGGATCCGCATTCGTTGGAGGCCGGGAATTGCAGGCCGAGGTGAAGTCTGTCGATTGGAACTTCAACAACAACCTGGCCGTGGAATTCGTTCCCGGGGCGGGCGGCGCCTACGCCTCCCGGGCAATCCGAGGCGGAAGGTCGCAAAAAATCACGCTGAACCGCGAGTTCCGCGAGTTCATCATGCAGCAGCACCTGGTGGCAAACGACACCCTGGGGCTCTACATTCTGGCGGAAGGGGCGATCTATGACAGCCCGCATAAGTACCAGGTGGAGATCATCTTCCCGAAGGTGGCGGTCCTGGCCTCCCCGATTTCCGTGGACGGCAAGCGGCTCGGTGAAGCCGGGGATCTCCAGGTGCTCGAAGACGACACCTACGGATCCGTGATCGTGAAGATCAAAAACCTGCAGGCGACCTACGCGGCGTAATGACCACGGGGGCGGCCATGCGCCGCCCCTCCACAAATCAGGCCCGCACCCGCGGGAGAAAGGAAACATCATGCCCCGACAGCTAAACGATAAACCCTGCGAGGTGACCTTCCAGGACCGGCTTTCGACGGACAAAGGCGGGAACCCGTCCAAGATCACCCTCTTCTACCATTTGCCGACGACCGAGGACCGCATCGGCTACGCCAATGCGCAGATCATCCGCCAGGGCAACACGGTCAAAAACAACATGGGCGAAGCGCGGCTCAAATACGGTTTGAAAATCCTGACCGGGTTCAAGGACGGCGACTTCGAGACGGACGACGGCCGGCCGATGGCCTCCGACCCGGCATCGCCGCACTACGACCCGGCATGGAAGAGCAAGGTCCGCCAGTACGCCTCCGACATCATCAGCCTACTGGCCATCCATGTCTTCGATGCTTCGGTCACCACCAGCGAACCCGACGCGCCGGCAGACGCTGATCCGGAAGCTCCGCCCGCTGGGAAAGGCTCGGAGGATAGGGACGAAAACCCTTTGTAACTGATCTGGCGGCCATCCGAGCGGGCCTCTGTGAGGAGGCCAACGAGCGCAAATGCCAGGAAGAATGCGGCGACGAACTGCTCTCCTGGACATGCTCCCAATGTGAGAAGAAGAAACGTCGGGACCTGGGCGAGTACACACAAAAAATTTTCAGAATCAGGCACTTGAAGATGGCCGGCTATCCTTTCAGAACGAACGACCTGACGCAGGAAGAATGGGAGGACCTCGGAATGGTCGAGGATCTGGTGCGCCAGCAGGATAAAAAGGCGGAACTGTCGGCGATGCAGAACATCATACTGAATCTATTGAGGCGCTGAAATGGCAAACAAGATCGCCATCGAAATCGTCGTCAATGACAACGGCACCGTTGTGCTGAAGCAATTCGGCGACAACGCCGAGAAGTCGCTGCACGGCGCCGCGGCGGCCGCCAAAAAATCGGACAGCGCCTTCACCGGCATGGTGGGCACTCTGAAAAACATGGTGGGCCTGGCCGCCGCCGCCTTCGGTGTGCACGAGATCGCCTCCTACGCGTCGGAGACGATCAAACTCGCCGCCAGGGTGGAGACCCTGGGCGTCGTTCTGGGCGTGGTCGGCGAAAATGCCGGCTATTCCCGCGGCGAGATGGCCAGGTACGTCGATGAAGTGAAAAAAATGGGGATCACCACGGAGGTCGCCCACGACGCCGTGATCAAGATCGCCCAGGCGCAGATCAACGCCGCCGATTCCGCCAAGCTCGCCCGTGTTGCCCAGGACGCTGCCGTCATCGGCAATATCAACTCCTCCGATGCCTTTCAGCGGATGATCAACGGGATCCGGTCCGGCGAAGTCGAGATTCTCAAGACCATCGGCCTGAATGTCCAGTTTGAGCAGGGCTACAAGCGAATGGCCGCCGAGCTTGCGAAAAGCACCGACAGCCTCACCGAGCAGGAAAAAGCCCAGGCCCGGGCGAATCTCGTTATGGAGGCAGGCACCCGGATTTCCGGGGCTTATGAGGCGTCGATGGGCACGGCCGGCAAAATGATGGCCAGCCTGTCGCGCTATACCGAGGAACTCAAACTCGGCTTCGGCCAGCTCTTCAGCGGCGGCCTCACTGATTCCGTGTCCGGCGTGACGATGTTACTGAAAGACATGACCGCGTACATGGAGCAAATGCGATCGAGCGGCGCAATCGCCGAGATCTCCGACCTGGTCGCCACCGGGTTGAAGATGGCCTGGAGTTCCGTCAAGGACGTCATCGAAGCCGTCTGGAATGCCATAAAACCTTTCGGGCCGATCATCGGCGAAGCGCTGCCCATCCTTGGCCTGGTGGCCGTTGGATGGGGGCACATCCTGGCCGTACTGAAACCCGTCGGCACGATCATCGGCGAGATCATTTCGTCCGTTTTTAACCTGGGGAAAATGGGCGGCAGCGTCTTCGGGATGCTGGGCGCGGCGCTGACCGGGCAATTCCAACTGGCCGGCCAGTACCGGGATCAGTTTCTCGCCTCTTATCAGTCCATTGCCGCATCCGGGGGCAAGGTCGTCGATGCCGTGGTGTCGGGCGTCGAGCAATCCATAATGGCCCATCAGCGGGAGCTGGACACCGCGGTGACCAAGTCCAAAGCCAGGACGGCCGCGGAACTGGCGGCCGAGGAGGCCATCAGCAAGGCCAGGGCTGAATCTGCGAAGGCGGAGAATCAGCGCCTGCTACAGCAGCAGGAGAACGAGAAGACGGCCGCCGATGTGGCCAAAAAAGCGGCCGAGACGCGCAAAAGGGCCGAAGAGTCGATCACGGAGGCCATCAGAAAGGCCAGGATCGAAGCGGATGGCATCGGGAAGAGCCAGTACGAACAGGACATCATCCGGATCGCGGCGGAGGCCAAAAAATACGAGGAGGCCGGTGCGGGCAAGATCCTGGTGGCGCAGTATGTGGCCGTCCAGACGACGATCGCAAAGGAAAAGGCCCTGCAGGATGAGGTCAAAGCCGAACAAAAGCGGGCCGAGACCCTGTCCGTCCTCTACCGCGACCTCTATACCGACCTGCGTGGTTACGAGACGGACTATTACGCGGCGTCGGTGAAACTGCTGGACGACCAGGAGAAAAAATACAGGGCGGCGGGCGTGAGCGAGCGGGCGATCACGGCCTGGAAGACCGAGGAGATGATAAAGCTGGACCTCCGGCGGCTCAAAAGCTCCAACAATTTTGTGGACGGCGTAAAAGCCGGATACATAGAAATGACCCGCAGCCAGGAAACCTGGGGCAAGACGGGCCTGGCACTCTTTCAGACCTTCAACAAGCAGGCCACCAGCCAGCTCAGCACAAACCTCGTCAAGGTCTTCAAGGGGAAATTCGGCGAAATCGGCGCTGATTGGAACAGCCTCCAGGACTCGATGATCCAGTCGTTTTCCGATAGCCTGTCCAAAATGATCATCGAGGCGGCCACACAAGAAGTGGTCATGTTTTTCAAAACAACCTGGACGGAGAACGGGGCCAACGTCCTGGGGATCGTCAATAAAGTGCTCGGGTTTGCCGGGGATCTGTTCGGCGGAAGCAGCACTCCTACAGGGGGCGGGGGCATTGAATCCGGGTACGGATTTGAGAATCAATTTAACTCCGGCGGCCGGGTTGACTACCGGGGCGGCGGCCGGGTCGCCGGGATCGCCCCGTATCCCGGTGATCACCCCGGGAATGACATCGTCCCCGCCTGGCTGAGCCCTGACGAGATTGTCGTCCGGCGCGGCGCCGTCAACCCCGACACCGCGGAGATCCTCGACTATATCAACCGCTTCGGCCGCCCCCCGGCCTACGCTTTCGGCGGCCGGGTCATGAACGCGGTGACCGACACGCCAGGGCGAGGCTACTGGGGCTTTGGGGATCTCGTATCCATCGTCACGGGCGGTCTCTCGGATGTCTTCGGGATAACAAACGGCGGGCTGGGAAAAGACATTTTCATGCCCTTCCTGACGAGCACCGACAGGCTGGTGGAAGCCATCAAACAGAGCAACTGGGCTGATGCCGTCGACGCCGCTTTTGATCCGATTACCGGCCCGGGCATTGACGCCCTGACGCGGGGGTCGGGTAAGTACATCAACGACGTTGCCCCGTGGTTCGGCCAACTGATGAACGTCGTGGCTCCCATCGTCGGCTCCATCGTCGGCGGCGTCTACGGCGGCCCGGCTGGAGCCGCGGGCGGCGCGGCGGCCGGGTCGGGTGTTGCGAGTAAATTCAATCAGTATTCGAACGAAGAGGCCTTGATAAAGGCCGGCGTGTCGGCGGCAGTGGCCTATGTGGCTACACCGGCCTCAAATGCTATCAACGCGGGGCAGATCACCGCCGATATGGCAGGCAATGCAGCGTATAACGCGGCGATCCAGCAAGGGGCGACGGATGCAGCGGCGCAAGCGGCGTATGAGGCTGCGTTCCAGGAGACAATGCAGCAGGCTCTCAACCAGGCTTTGCTCGATGCAGGTTTGGGAACGATAAAAACTTTTGTTCGCAAGTGGCTGATCAACGAGGCACTGGGCTCGGTCCTCGACGATCCCTCGCGCGGGCAAATGAGCATCGACTACATGGGGGCGTCCGACAACGGGCTGATCGGTTCACTCTCCTCTCTGATGGGTCAGATTGCCCCGCAATCGAGCACGTTTGCCTTCTCTGCTCCCTTCTCCGCCATGAATGGTCTCGATTACGTTCCGCGGGATAATTTCCGGGTCGATGCCCACGAGGGGGAGGCTGTCCTGACCAAGGATGAAGCCACGGAGTGGCGCGACGGCAAACGCGGCCGGCGGGGCGACGTCATCCTCGAGGCGCACTTCCACGGGACGGTCATCGATCGCAATGCCGTCAACGAATTCGCGGAGTTGCTCTACCCGCAGCTCAAAAAACTGGAGGCGTGGGGACACTAAATGGGCAAGGCGCGCTTTCTCTCCCAAAATCTGATCACCGATGCAACGATGCTCTCGGTGCTGTCCCTGCGTCCCGGGATCGTCACGGCAGCCCTCAAAGAGGGCGTCGGGGCGGCCGGCATGACGCCCTCCGGCAACTACGCCGGGATGGCGGACAAGGAATACATCGTCGAGATCGATTCGATCGCCGGCGGCACGGAGATCGGCCAGGCCACATTCCGCTGGTCCGACGGCGGCGGCGCCTGGAACGCTACGGGCGTGGCCACCTCGGCCGCGGCAATCTCCCTCAACGAGAGCGTGTCCATCAAGTTCACCGCCGGATCCGGCGACGACTTTGCCCCGGCTGACCGCTGGTATTTCAAGGGCATCAACCTCTTTTCTCCTTCTGCAATGCTCGACCTGGACCGGGATCATCGATACCGATCGGCAGCGCTGCACGCCCCCAATACGATCACTGTGGATTTCGGGACGGCCAGGGAGGTCAAGGCATTGATTCTGGGCGACCACAACTTCACCGCCGGCGCAACGATCCTCCTGGCGGGTGACGACGCCAATACCTTTGACAGCGACGGCGGAGCCGCGCAGATCTCCGAGGAGATCGCCTGGAGCGAGGAGATCATCCTCCACTATCCGGCTGTCACGGCAACAAAACGGTACTGGCGGATCAGTGTGACCGACGGGGACAACCCGGCCGGGTACATCGAGATCGGCGAGCTGTTCCTGGGCAGCTACCTGCAACTGTCTAAGAACTTTCAGGACGGTTATTCCGAGGAGATGACCGATCTTCTGGAGGCGAATGCAACGCCCTACGGTGTGGAGAGGGAGCGATTTTTCAACTCGCGGATGAGATTCGAGATCAACTATGAGCTGCTGCCGGCGGCTGACGTGTCCGGCATCAGGGCGATGCTCGCCGCTCTTCGGTCCCGAAGCGCCGGGACACGCAAACCCTTCTGGTTCAACAAGGATTCCGCCGTCGTCGCCGAGATCTGGCTGGTAAAGGCCGACGGCCTGCCCGCCCGGCATCGCACACTGAGCTATTTTAACGCGACCCTGATCCTGACGGAGGTGCTGGCCAGTGTATAGGGTGCCGATCAAATTCTACAACAAGTTGATGGCCGGGGAGATCCCTGTCGCCTATGCCGTGATCCAGACACATCTGGGGTATCGGGCCTATGGCGAGAAGGAACTGACGGACGTCTTCGGGATCCTCCGGCTTCTGGCCGACGGGTCTGTCGTCGCCGGCGGCGGCGAAACGGCCGGTATGGACAGCACCGGGACGATCGAGAAGTCCGGCCGCATCGTGGGGATCGGAAAATTCGACAGGACAATCCAGCCGCGGGGCCGGAACGTGCTGGCCGCCTGGACGGGGAAGCAGGCCCAGCACTCGTCCATCGACCTGGATAACGCGGACCGGTATTTCTCGCGGCTGATCGTCGCGGAACCCTTTCTTGGCCGCCCCTTAACGGTCTATGTGGGCATCGAGTCATCGCCGCAGTCGGAACACCTGCGGGTATTCTCCGGGCTGATCGCCGAAATCGGCGTCAATCGCACGGTCATGACGCTGGAGGTTGACGAGCGATGAATCTGCGCGACACCTTCTATTTGCCCAGGGCCTGGCGCTACAGCGGCGCCAAGACCTCAAATGCCTGCCTGCCGTTGGTCTATGGAGATCTCACCGATGGCGACGAGGGCATCTGGGGGCTTCCATGCATCGATACGGCCAATTTCATCTACTGTTACGCCGCCTTCCCGGTGTTGTCCGTCGCCGAAGGGAACACGGTGAGCATCTATGCCGACGGCGCGCTGGTCGATTCATCCGGATACACCTTTCTCGAGTCGTCCGACTACCAGGGACAAGGCGCGATTGCCACGGTGGCTTTTGCGGCCGACCAGGCGAACAAGGTCATCTCCGCCCGGGGCAAGGGGAAGGCCGTGGGCGGCGTGCTGATTGAGAACATCGTGGAGATCATCGACGATATTCTGGTGGGGCAGAACGGCTTTGTGGGCGCCGATCTCTACGAAGCCTCCAGGAAGGCCGCCGCGGCCCAGGTCTTCGATGCCCAGGGATACAAGGCCGCCGGCGTCATCGAGGGCGACGTGGTGCTCTGGGATTTGATCCGGGCCATGATGGGGTCATTCCTCGGGTCGGCCTATCTGGACGGCGCCGGCCGGCTCGTGCTGGAAATCGATACGGGACTGATCATTTAACGGCAAAAGGAGGATTTCATGGAAAAGTATGTGTCGATCGATCAACTGATCGCGCGCCTGCAGGCGCAGCGCCAGCCTGGCGGGCCGCAGGCCAAATTCAGTCTCGGCGGCGTCTTCAAGGTTCAGTGCTTCGACAAAAACGGCAACCTGCGTTGGGAGGACACGGCGAAAAACGCAGTTACCGACCAGGGGCTCAATCATGCCCTGGACGTGGTGTTCCACGGGACCACTCCGGTCAGCCCCTGGTACATCGGCTTGATCACCGGGACGGGAACCCTGGCCGCTGCCGATACCCTGGCCAGCCACGCCGGGTGGACCGAGGGCACGGACTATACCGGGACGCGCAAGGAGTGGACCGAGGGGGCGGCAAACAACAAGGTAATGACAAACAGTGCCACCGTGGACTTCGCCATCACTGGCCCGATGACGGTCAAAGGCCCTTTCCTGGCCTCCGTTACTTCCGGCGCGGACGGCACCCTGTTCTGCACGGCCCCGTTTATTGATGGCGATCAGGCGGTGCGCTCCGGCGACACCCTGAAGGTCACCTACACGATCACGGCCAGCACAACCTAAACGAGGAAGGTTATGGGCGCGAAGCTCGCCGACGGAACCTGGGTTGCAAATGGGAGCATCTATGCCGGCGCTCCGGGGCCGACCTACGCCTGGCTTGCCGACGGCTCCTGGACGGCCGGCGGCGGGCTGCTCGCGGGCAGCAATTTTGCTATTTCCGAGGGGGCATCCTCTGAAATGGCCCTTTCTGTCCTGGCGGCTTGCGTCGCTGGACGCCTGGGCGATGCCGCTGCAGGTCTGAGGCTCTCCGGGGCCGTCTCCGAAACGGCCCATTTTCCGCGGACGGCAGCAACCGAACTGGCCCTTGCGTCGGCGGCGGGCGGGCTTGGCATCCTCCTGCGATCGGCGGCAGCCACGATCGGACTGGCGCCGACGGACCGGGGCGTCGCGGATCTACTGCGGGCCGCTTCGGTTGTGATGGCGTTGACGTCTGGCGCTGCAGAACGGGCGGCATTCCCGGCATCGGTGACCGTGCCCTTTACCCTGATCGCCGGAGCGGGCGAGGTGGGCATATTTCCGGCCGGCGCGGCGGCTTTTTTGTCCGTCAACCCGTCGACCGCGGAAGTGGCAGCGTTCGTCAGCGCGGCGGCAATCGCACTGGCACTGTCGGCCGGCGTTTCGGAAACAGCGGCATTTTCTGCCGGGGCCGGGGTAACAGTGACTATGGGCTCCAAGGCGGGCGAAATTGCGGTCTTCGTGTCCGACGCCCAGGCGTCCATGCTGATTGTCCCGACACCGGCGGCCGTCGGTGAGTTTGTACGGGCATCCGAGGCTGTCGTCTCCCTGTCGCCCGGATCGTCGGAGGCGGCCGCCTTCCTGGCCGCGGCGGCGGGCGATATGATCCTGTCTGACGCGGCTGCCGAACGAGCCGATTTTCAGGCTTCTGCTGCTGTCCCCGTGGCCTTTGGGGCCGATTCCGGGGAGGTGGCCGATTTTTCCCGCATCGCCTTGGCTACAATGAACCTGCGTGGCTGGTTCTGGGGGAGCGCCTGGGGCCTGCCCAGCTATGGAGGAGTATCAACCATGTTTGCGTCCATCATCCAGCGTCAGGACCTGGTATTCAACGGGGCGACACAGCGGATCGAGAACGTGATCAACCAGTGCCCGGTCAGCTATGCCTATAACTACATACGCAAGGCCTTCGCCGGTCACACCGACGATCCCGACCGGGCTGACTTGCGATCCCAGGGCGTCTATGGGATCCGGACCCCGGACGGCCCATTCCAGACGCCGTGGTGCCGGCACCTGGCATCAGCTCAAAACATTCAACGGATCATTGTTTTGAAGTTTCGCGACCCCTTGTGGGAAGCGGACGTCGATGACATGACGATGAAGCGGGTCAACGTGGATCTGGGCAATTTTGTGATCGCATCCATTGACACCCTCTACGATCGCACCGCGGAACCGCTTGTAAATCAGTATTGGAAGGTGCTGGGGGTAAGCCCGGACCCGGCGAAGGCGCGAATAAACTTCAGGTTGCTGCAGACGGGTGCCTTTTTGACCCAGGCCGATTTGGCAGCGGGCGACTACATTGCAGACGGCAGCCGCCATGCCGGCGGCCAGCGTGATACCACCACCTATTAGGAGGACAGACAGATGGCATCGCAAGTGATTCAATATATGGAAGAAATGGTGGGTGCTGGTCACCCGACCAAGGCGGACACGCTCAACCGCGCCCTGCTGGTGGAGCATAACGACGACGGGACGCATAAATCAGCTTTCGGCTTGTCTCATCTACAGCAGCTCATAAACAATCTGTCCCTCACAGCGACTGTTGGTTCAAAGTCGCTGACTATAGCAGTAAAGGGCGCGGATGGGGATAACTGCTCTGCTTCCAACATCGCCACAATTGCCTTTCGTAGCGCCACCCTGACCGACGGCAAGCCAGTATTCAGGACGGTTACGGGTGCGCTTTCTGTTGTTCTCTCGCCCGGGTCCACCCTCGATTTCGGCCCCGCCGAGGCGGGACGGATCTACGTATGGGCCATCGATAATGCCGGTACGGTGGAGCTGGCCCTTTCCAGGACCGCGGACCTTTTCCCGGAAAGCAATCTTGTTTCGACCACGGCAGAGGGAGGGGCGGGTGCGGCTGATTCCGCAGCGGTTATGTATTCCACAACGGCGCGATCGAACGTCGCCTGTCGCTGCATCGGATATGTCGAGATCACCACGGGAGCGACGGCCGGCGAGTGGGACAATGCCGCGACGAAAATCCAGGTCATGGGGCCGGGTGTGAAGCGGACAGGCGAAATCGTTCAGGACGTGTGGCAAACGACACAATCAGGAGTGGACGCATCGACGGCTTTCCCAAACGATGGCACTATCCCGCAAATAACGGAAGGAGACCAGGCTTTTGCCAGAACGGTCACTGCAACAAGCGCCCTCAATCCGCTGATCGTTGAATCTGTTTGTCACTTGTCTCATGGTGCCGGGTCGACCAATTGCGGGATAGCATTATTCAGGGATGCGGTTGCAAATGCCCTTGCTACCGGTGGGAACGATACCCCCGGCACGTCGCGGCTGATGATGTTCAAGTTGAACCATGTGATGATCGCCGGCACTGTCAGCGCCATAGCGTTTCAGGTGCGGTTTGGCGGCGGCGGCGGCACCGCCCGGTTGAACTACCAAGACGGTGGCACCGGTTATGGTAACAAAAATACATCTTATTTGCGGATCACGGAGGTAATGGCATAATGAATATAATACGTTGTATCCAAAAAATAATCCCCGGCTGGACGGGGGCGGTTTGGGACAACTCCTACGAAGGCATCAAGCCCAACGAAACAGAAACAAGGCCCATCCCGACACTGGCAGAACTCGAAGCTGTGTGGCCCGACGTGCAAAAAGACATAGCGCTGGATGACGTAAGATCAAATCGGGCAGCCGCGTATCCCGATTTCCGGGAATACCTGGACGGCATCGTAAAGGGCGATCAGGCACAGATCCAAAAGTATATCGACGATTGCCTGGCTGTTAAGGCCAGGTATCCCTTGCCCAAGACATAAAAGGCGGACAGTATTCCAGGGAGCACCACCTCCCCAGACCAGGCGATTTCGACGCCCGACGGGATAACCCGCTACCATCCGCACAGTGAAACCGCACGGCTTATAGCAGGGTTACTCCCATAAATCAATTTCGGGGAGGACCACAATGAACAGTTTTTTAGCGTATATGGGCGGCAAATCGTTACTGGCACACAAGATCATTCCGAAGATTCCGGAACACAAATGCTACGTGGAAGTCTTCGCGGGCGCGGCCTGGCTGTTGTTCAAGAAAGAAGAGAACACATCGGACGTGGAGATCATCAACGACATCAACCTGGATCTGGTGACCCTGTACCGGGTGGTCAAGCACCATCTGGAAGAGTTTATCCGATATTTTAAATGGGTACTGGTTTCGCGTGATGAATTCCATCGGTTCCGCAAAGAAGTGCCGGATGCCCTGACGGACATTCAGCGGGCGGTCCGGTTCTACTATCTCCTCAAGCTGGGCTATGCGGCCAGGATCAAGAACCCGTCCTTCTCCATAGCCACAACCGCGAAGCCCCGCCTGAACCTCCTGCGGATTGAGGAGGAGCTATCTGCGGTCCATCTTCGCCTGGCGCGGGTCTATATCGAGCATCGTTTCTATGCGGATGTCTTTGCCTATTTTGACAAGCCGGACACGTTCTTCTACATCGATCCGCCCTATTACGGCTATGAGGATTATTATGGGGACGGCTTCTTTGATCGGACCGATTTCATGAAGCTCCGGGATATCCTGGCCGGCATTTCCGGGAAATTCATTTTGTCAATTAATGACGTGGATCATATCCGGGATCTGTTCAGGGGCTTCCACATCGAGACGGTTCCGACGTCCTATTCGGCGGCCGGGGCGAACAGAAAAAAGAAAGTGAATGAATTGTTGATCATGAATTACAAGCCGATTGGGTAA